GTTCTAACCTCTATCGCTCGGCACAGCTGGAAAGCTTATGGCCGCACGGTTTTAGTTCTGTTGGTGATGTCACTTTTGAGTCTGCTGCTTATGTTGCACGTTATGTGATGAAGAAGATGAAACAGGAGGAAGTACAAAAAGGACAAGTGATTGATTGGGAAACCGGTGAAGTGATGCCACGGGTTCCTGAATATAACAAGATGAGTTTAAAGCCCGGCATCGGCGCAAATTTTATAGATAAATATAGCAGCGATGTGTTTCCACATGACTATGTAGTAGTTAATGGACACAAAGCAAAACCCCCCCGCTATTACTTCAAACGTTTAGAACAGCAAGCACCGGATTTGTACGAATACGTACAACAGTCCAGGGCGCTGCAAGGAGTTAAAGAATGCGAGGAACAACAACCAGATCTTGGCGCACGTCAAAAAGTGCTCCAAGCCAAATTAGAAAGATTACAAAGGAACTTATGATGGAAAAGCCAGTAGTAGTTTTATACGACAATGTAGCAAATGCATATAAAGACCCCTTCTATCCACCAACAAGGGGTGTCGCCTTAAGAGAGTTTCAAGACGCGGTTAACAATCCGCAAAATGCGCAATTGCACAACCATGCGTCTGATTTCGACCTATATGTTATAGGTACATGGGATGAACAAACAGGGAAGCTTGTTTGTTTTGATATACCAGAGAAGTTAGCGAACTGCTCAAGTTTGAAATTGGAGAATGTCAATGCCAATGATGCATAGAAACCAGAGTGCCAATGCACATCAATTTTCAATGATACCTCGAGCGGAAATACCCCGCTCGAAGTTTAACGCGCAAAAAACGTTAAAGACGGCTTTTGACGCGGGCAATTTAGTCCCAATTTTTGTGGACGAAGTGCTTCCAGGTGACAGTTTTAACTGTCGGATGACGGCGTTTACACGACTGGCAACCCCCCTCTTCCCAGTTATGGACAATATGTACCTGGACACTTTCTTTTTCTTTGTTCCAAATCGATTAGTTTGGTCGAATTGGCAAAGGTTTATGGGTGAGAGAGATCCGAACCCTGATAGCAGTATTGATTACACAATACCGACAATGACCAGCCCAACAGGTGGTTATGCGGTGAATTCACTGCAAGATTACATGGGGCTGCCAACGGCAGGACAAGTAGATGTTTCAAGTACGGTTACCCACTCGGCCTTATTTACAAGAGCGTACAATCTTATTTGGAACGAATGGTTCCGCGATGAGAATTTGCAAGACAGCGTTACTGTGGATAAAGGCGATGGGCCGGACAGCTATTCTAATTACACATTATTACGACGCGGAAAGCGGCATGATTACTTTACCTCTGCCCTGCCCTGGCCACAGAAAGGTGATGCGGTATCGTTACCGTTAGGTGACAGGGCAAGTATCAAAACTGATTCGTACTACAGTGGACCGTCAGATATTGTTAACGTTATTGATGGTCTTGGGAACGAAGTCAATATATTGGCTAACGGGACGTTTTTGTCGTTAGATAATGCAACATCGGCTGGCGGCAATGAGATGTATGCAGATTTGTCTACTGCGACAGCAGCGACAATTAATTCAATTCGTAATAGTTTCCAAGTGCAGCGTTTATTAGAACGCGATGCGCGCGGAGGTACACGATATACAGAGATTGTGCGGAGCCATTTTGGCGTAATTAGTCCAGACGCACGTTTACAGCGACCAGAGTATTTAGGAGGTGGTAGTGCTCCGATCGTTATTAATCCAATTGCTCAGCAAAGTGCAACAGCAGTTACTGGATCCGACACTCCGCTTGGGACGTTGGGTGCTGTTGGTACTGGTTTGGCTGACGGTCACGGTTTTTCTCAGTCTTTTACTGAGCATGGCATTATTATCGGCCTTGCATCGGTACGGGCTGACCTGACGTACCAGCAAGGCCTTCATAAGATGTATTCGCGTTCTACGCGTTATGATTTTTATTTCCCAGTGTTTTCGCATTTGGGCGAACAAGCTATTGAGAATAGGGAAATTTATTGTGACGGCACGGCTAATGACGATGGCGTATTTGGTTATCAGGAACGCTGGGCAGAGTATCGTTATAAGCCTAGTCAAGTTACTGGTTATATGCGATCAACATCAGCGGGTACATTAGATGCTTGGCATTTGGCGCAGAATTTCGGTTCTTTGCCAACCCTTAATGCCCCGTTTATTGAGGATACCCCGCCAGTAGATAGGGTTGTTGCAGTAGGTTCAGAAGCAAATGGCAAGCAGTTTATATTTGATGCGTTTTTCAATGTAGATATGGCGCGTCCAATGCCGATGTACAGTGTACCTGGCTTGGTGGATCATTTCTGATGAATCCGTTAGCAGCAGCAGTTGCAGGCAGTGTCATTACTGGTGCGTTTAATAAGCGATCTGCGGATAAGCAGATGCGTTTTCAAGATAATCAGTCTCGCACGCAATATCAGCGTGCGGTGGCTGATATGAGGGCTGCAGGTTTGAATCCAATGTTAGCCGCTAAATTAGGCGGTAATGCAGCTATGTCTGGAGCGTCAGCGACAATGCCTGATTTGGGTTCGACGTTAAACAGTGCGACGTCGATTGCTAATCAGAAGAATGTGCAAGATGCACAAGTTGCACAAATTGAGTTGGGCAACAAGATTAGGAGTTTAAAAGATTTGCCGGAGGCAACGGTTAAAGGTATGCCGTACAAAATAGCGTCAATGTTTGTCGAAACAATTGTTGATGCTATTGGTGATGATGTAACGGTTATACAAGGTAAAGCTGCAGATGAATTAAAATCGACGTTTAGGTATTTGAAGAATGCGTCGGTTGAGTTTGCAGCTGAAGCAAGTAAGAAGTTAGCGATTGAATATCAGAAAGCAAAGTCTGGTGGAAAGAGCGAAATAGTAAGTGCATTACAGTCACTTATGAAATTATTTAATATAGGAGAGTAAAGATGGAAGTTAGAACTCCATACAATTACGATCGTGATGAGGTGTCGAAAAACACCGCGCTCGTATGTGAAGACGAAAGTCTGGCTCAGCAGAATATGAAAGCTGAAACTGATTTAAATGTAATGATAAGGAAATACGGCGTGCTTCCCGCTCAGGATGTTAATTGGAAGGAGTTTGATGCAACGGTAATTCCCAAGGATTACCATGAGTTGCAGAATATCATGAAAGAAGCGGACGCTGCGTTTCTTTCATTGCCTGGAGAAGTTAGAGCGCAAGTCGATAACGATCCGGCTAAGTTTCTTGCGATGGTCGATGCAAAACAAGCAGCGATCAAAAAGCAGGAAAAGGAATCCGCGAAAGCGGACAAAGGTAGCGTCGACCCAGCGCCAGCGGTCGATGCAGACAAGGCCCCTGAATAGGGGCCGCGTCAGAGCACACGGTTATACTTGATCTAAAGTGTGCTAGGTGACACCCTTTTAATAGAAGGGTAGGGACCCCCGTACTAAAGTATTAGTGTACGAGGGGAACAAAAAGTAGTAGGTTGTAACATATAGTGTCGTAAGTTATTGAACTCAATAATGATTATGCGACATTTATGTGCGACCGCACAAAACTAGGAGAGCGTTATGCGACCAGTTAAAAGAATGAGCGTAAACAAAGTGCGTTCAGCCAGCAAGTTCAGAAAGCAAGTATCACGGACAAAAGTAGCAAACCTGCGCAGTAATCCAATGCGCGGTGGATGGCGACTTTGATCGATGCCTTGTTTCAGCCCGCTCCAAGCGTGGCGGACAGATAAAAAGGAAGTTGTATTTTGGCGACGAAACGACGCAGTACAAGAGTTAAAGCTTCCTTGCGGACATTGCGAAGGTTGTCTGCTCGAGAGATCGAGACAGTGGGCCGTACGGTGCATGCACGAGGCCCAGTTGTGGGAACGAAACTGTTTTATAACGCTGACGTATGAAGAAACGCCAGCGTGGAACAGTTTGAGACATTCGGATTTTCAGAAGTTTATGAAGCGGCTGCGGAAGCGATTTACAGGACACAAGGAGAACATTGATGTTCGAACTGGGAAAAGTACTTATCCAATTCGCTATTACATGGCTGGTGAGTATGGGACGCACGGTGGCCGTCCTCACTACCACGCTTGTCTCTTCAATTTTGCTTTTGAGGATATTGAGTTTCTTCGACGAACTAACAGCGGTTCTAACCTCTATCGCTCGGCACAGCTGGAAAGCTTATGGCCGCACGGTTTTAGTTCTGTTGGTGATGT